CCAGCACTTTCTACGTTATGGGGAGCTAATTTTGGATCTGAATCTGCCATCTTTAACCTTTTTCTTTTTATTTATCGATCTGAGCTCTTAATCTGTCTGGTGAGATACCTTCATTCATGTAAAAATTAAGTCTCACCCTTGCCTGTTCCTTATCAAGACCCACATCTTGCTTAGGATCGTTGACACACCAGCCTGATGTGCCTAATTCTACGACCCTGTATCTTATTTCACCGTCTGCCATCTTAAATAATCCTCGTTTTTTCGTGACCAACACGGATTTTAGGATCAATCCAGATCTCCATACCCGCTTCTTTTGCATCTAGACAGAAAGATACGTCTTCTCCACACATATCTTGAACATCTCCAGACTCAAAGACTTGCATTTTAGGAGCAAACCAAGGATATTTCATCTCTTTGTGCTCAAATACACCGTTCTTGATGAGTAACCAACCAAATCCAGTGTAGTCAACAGTGAATGGCTTGCGTCTACGAGAGATTGATTCGATAGTTTCGTGATTCATCACTCCACCATTCTTAGCAAAGTCCTCTTCTTCTAACCAATGTGCAACAGATGTGGTTTTTCCGTCCTCTGTGCAGTACCAACCACCAGCAATATCCTTTTGCATCCATACTAAACGATAGAACTTCTCTGTATCAAATACAATATCAGAGTCTATCCATAGTTGATAGTCATATTTTAGTTTTCCATCCCAAGGAATTTGGTCTGGGCCTCTCAATACGTTTGCACCAAGGCACTTGCATCTTGCAAAGTTAACCATTGATGAATAATCTTGTGAGATCTGGATACTCGATCCATTCTGCACGAGGTCAAAGCATAGTTGAACGAAGTTCTTTAGAAAAATATAAGATACTCCTCTACCTGGCAGACAGAAAACTATTGCTTTACCTTTAGCTAATGCCTTTGCCTCTTCTAAGTTAAAGTCGTCTTCGACCTTTTTAGTTTTGGGGGCATTTGCTTTTACTGTAAATCCTTTTGCCATAACATGTTGTAATTACATTCTTAAGTATACCACGGTCAAACCAATTTGTCCATAGTGTTATATTATATAGTCTTTTTTTATGAGCTCTTTTTGAGAAACTCCTGACTATTACAGGGGCCTAACAACATTCCCTGATCATTAATTCCTTTCAAAGCCATACTGTTGATTGCAATGTCACCAGCTACTGATAATCTTTTATCTTCAGTTAAGTAGTGGGGGTAAACCGCATGAAAAAGATCACTAGGAAAAATTAACATATGTCCTTCATTATATTGTTTTTCTAATTTCCAATTTACTTTTCTTACACTCCCAGTGATATCATTATAGGTAAGAACAAAATCCCCTGCGTCTGGGTGCATACCATCTTTTGATTCTTGTTCTTCTTTCGCACAGGAAGGAATCTTAAGCCATACAACAAAAGAGAATATAGCGTCATGTTGATGTAGTGCCTGATATTCTCCCTTCCCAGTATAATTTGCCCAGAACTTCTGAAAGGTTAACTCATGTATATGAGTTGTTCTTAATCTATGAGGTATTCCAAAGTCCTCAATATATTGTTGTATTACGTTTCTTAGAACTTCTTTTTGAAAACGATTATCGTCATCTATCAACATCCATTGTTGCATCGCATTATCTGGCTCATACTTCTCTACCAGATGATGTAGATGATCTAAATGCTCTTTATCCAGAGTTACATCTAGAACTCCGTAATTTGGTAATTCAATCTTCTTGGTTCTCATTTTTAATCACCGCTATTTCTTCTGTACGAAGTTCATCATCAGGATAATAATTGAAAAATGCTTTTATGTGTTGTAGCTTATCTTTTACTTCTTTTCCAGGCACATTCTCTGCAATGAGATAACCTCCGATTGTGATGTTATAGGTACTCATCTTCCCAAGTAGCCATCATGTCTTCTAAGTCTTTTCTGATGTCAGGATGATACATGAGATGATTGTCATGTTCGAGTCGAAAGGAGATAGATTCGTAGATATATTCTAGCTCCTTGACATCAAGGTCTATATTCATTGTTTCCATAAAAGGTTCATACTAAACTTATCTATAAATTTTTATTTTTACCACTCTTCTGGCAGTCCAGCTGATATTTTACCTTTACCCGATACTGGGTTTAAAAGCTGAGTAGGTGACAAACTACTCAAAGCAATATCACCAGCAAGTGAGATACGATATTCTGTAGTTGTATAATGAGGGTATACAATATGATTTAGGTCACTTGGAAAGAACAACATTTTGCCTTCTGCACTATTACTAAGCACCCAGTTTCTTTTCTGTAGTTGTCCACATGTATCAGGATATACCAACACAAAGTCACTTGCTTCTGGTCTGAATCCAGCCTGTATCTGTCTTTCTTCTTTTCCGTCAAACGGAATACCTAACCATACTACAAAGGTAAAAGCGCCTTGATGGTCATGAATACTTTGATAGTCTCCATCAACTGATGCACGACACCAGAAACGACTAAATGCAAATTCATGCAGATGTGTTGTCTTATGTTTGAATGGGCAACCATAAGTTTCAAAGTATGTTTGAACGCAGGGCCTTAATACTTCATTCTCAAACCTATGTTCATCGTCATTTAATAGAAACTGTTTCTCATTGATATTCTCAAATTCAATGATGCGATTGCCTTCCCACTTGACATTAGGTGAATACGAATGAACCAACTTCCAAAGATAGTCCACCATCTCTTCATCTAGTTTACATTCGAGTACACCGTAGTTAGGTAGGTCTACTGTTTCAACTTCTATCATTTAATTTTTGTCGATACTTTTTACGGCCATCTACGACCTTTTCCATTTGTGCTTCAGAGTATCTAGTCGTATAATATCCCTTCTCTCTTAGAAAGTCACTCGAATCGTCCAACGCGCTGATTTTTTGTATCATTGTAATGGTAAACAACGGTTCAATCTTCATCAGTATCCATAAGTCTCTGCCCTGACAGTTCAGAAAGGTATTGATCGCATCGACGCCGCCAGACATTTGATCTGGATTTATAATATGTTCATTACTCTTCGCAGCCACTATGACTACATCCTTACTACCATCGAAGGCTTCACACTCTCTTGTAACCACCTCCCAGTAGTCGTACGCGCTGAAATAGTCATAAACCTTGACCAACTTCATACGGTTCTCATCTCTCACCTTCTTCGCAAACGGGCAACGTGGCCCTGTATATTCTGCTGGACTATCATCAGGTAATGAAAGATAGTCTATCCAATCATGCATATAGGGCTGCAGATGATCTAAGTCATGTGCCATCTAATAACTTTGCTCCTCTTGTACAACATCGCCATGAATGACAGAATAAGACAAGGAATCTGTATGATAAGACTTGTATATTCTGCCCCATATGACATTAAACTCTTCTTGATTCAAATCCTTAAACAAACACTTATCCTCATAGTATATGTGATATGTCTTTAATCCTTGATTCGATGTGGTACTTGAATTGTCCATGAACCTCCTTTTAACTCTACCATTTTGAACTTCTTCTTATTACGCTCAATCTCTAACAACCAAGATTCATTCATTGTACTGCCATACTCAACAGGATTCATACCAACAAAATCTAATATTGCAGTATCTACCATATGAAAGAGAGTATCCCAAGTAAGAGTGTACTGTAATGCAGACGCTATCTGTTCAACCTCATACTCAGAGAGTTCCTGCTTCAAGACGCCCAATCTACACTCGACTAACTCATTTAAGTCAATCTCTATCTTGCTATGTTTATATATTGCCATAATAAGTTAATCAAATGATATACCTTCTTCATCAGGTAAGTCAAGAAGCTTCTCTTCTACCCAATGATCTTTGTTTGGAATCTTTGCAGCTTCAACATATCTCATGATATGTACATCCACTTGCTTGTAGATGGGATGTAAGTCAATATCCATTCTTACATCATGTGCTATCTCAGCCACTTGCTTCTCTGTTAAACAATGATCAGGATGAAGAAGATCACAACAAGGGATTCTCTTCTCTATCAGCTGATTAATGTTTATACGAATTTCATAGTCGTTATAAACCGCCATGTCTGTTTGTTATGTTTACTCACATAGTATAACACAAACCTGGCCCAGAGTCAACCTATACGGAAATTTTTTATATCCAAAATTTTTTTAAAAGCGAATAATATAGAGCTCTCGATTTTGGTTCGTTGTAGGTTAGGGACTCCACCGCTTTTATATAACAAAAAAACGGCAAAAGAAAACCCTGGCAAATAGGTGCCAGGGGTAGCGGGTGTATTCTATCTTATATAAGGGTGGCATGCTTACTGTTTATCTTGCCTCGGTTGGTGTTAGTTCTTATGCCCTTAGTTTGGGATAGAAGCAGATGGCGGCGCTGTGGTTTAGTTGGTTTTAGTTTTGTGTAGGTAATTTGCCTGCCATCTGCTAAAGTGAAAGTGCGCTGAGCAAGTATGTTTCTAGGCATTAGAGCGCAACCTCCATGCCATTAACAAAATCCTCCTTAAGGTTTTTGTAAGTTAAGAACCATTCAAAGTTACGCTGTATAACGCCAGTGCCCTTGCTGAACTCATCTAGCAGAGCATTTAGTCTGCTCTTAGTGGTTACAGTCTGCCAACCGCCGTCAAAGAGCACGATAGAATTAGCATACACTTCTGCTATTTTGTTTCCGTGTAACTTGACTATGCTGCCAAGGCGACCAGTAGCACCACAAGTAAAGGAATTAACTTCAGTATTACCTGAGCGGAAGTCCTTTCTGCTTCTGATAGCGTTGTTCATTTGAGTTTCAATTTTACGCATTTAATGCTCCGTGTGTTTGTTTGTATAATAGTATAATAAACGATTTACTAGGTAAAGCAACCTAGTAAATCTATAGAGAATATAAAGA